AAACAAATGTTGATGAATATAAAAGTTTAAGAAAAGAAGGGTCAGCAGCAAAGAAAAAATTAGAAGAAATCATAAAAACAACATTAACACCTGAAGAGCAGGTAGCTTTTAGTGATTTAAAAAATATTGTTATGGGTACTAAAGGTTCAGGTGCGATAGTACGCGAGCCTAATTATATGAAACAGCAATTAGGTTTATAAGGAGATAAAAGATGAAAGACAATGATACACTTAAATTACAAACATTAGCCGAAAGTATTTTTTCGGGTTACTTAGACGACGATAAAGAAGATGACAAAGAAAAAAAGAAATCTAAAAAGAAATCAGAAGATTCTGATGAGTCAGATGATACCGATAAAGATGATGATTCTGAAGAAGAGTCTGATGATGATTCAGAAGAATCAGAAGAATCCGATGAAGAAGAAACAGAAGAAACAGAAGATTCAGATGATGAGTCTGATGAATCTGATGAAGAAGAGTCTGACGATGAAGAGTCTGATGAAGAATCCGATGAATCAGAAGAGTCTGACGATGAAGAGTCTGATGGTGAGGAATCTGAAGGTGGCGACAAGGCTGTATTAGGTAAAATTAAGACTCTCCAGAAACAGTATAATGATATTATGGTTGATGCATTTACAAAGTATGCACCTGACTGTATTACAAACGCATTAGAAGGTTCTGAAGGTGCATTTGGCGAGGACATTGAAAGCGTTCTTCAAGCTGCGTTAGATGAATTAAAAGGCAAGATACTTGGCGACTTCGGCATTGAATGCTCAACCTGTGGTTGTGGTGGAGATGTTGGTGAAATGGGTAGCGCAATGGCTGGAGCCATGGACGACGAAATGTCATCTGATGAAGGTGAAGAAGATGGTGAAGAAGATGGTGAAGAAGAAGGCGATGATGAAGATATGGTCCTTACATTCGGTACACCAAAATAAATGTGAAAAAATATAGACAAGGTATATACAGGCCATGCCATCCTGAGAAGTATAAGGGAACGTGGCCTGTAATTTTTAGATCAGGACTAGAGTGTTCTTTCATGAAATGGTGTGATGAAAATTCTAATGTGTTAGAATGGAGTTCTGAGTCAGTTGTTATACCTTATGTTAAACCAACAGATGGTAGAATTCATAGATATTTTGTTGATAATACTGTTGTTCTAAAAGATAAGACAGGAAACGTTCACAAATATTTGATTGAAATAAAACCCGCAAGAGAGACTTTACCGCCTGTAAAAACACCTAGAAAAAGGCACAATACACTTGTTGCAGAAAATTATAAATATGTTATAAACTCAGCCAAATGGGAAGCAGCAAAAATTTGGTCTGAAAAAAATGGTTATAAATTTATATTAATAACCGAAAAAGATTTGAAAAAATGTTAAATAATTAAAAGGAGAACTATAATGAAATCTGGATTAAATTTGCTTATTGAAGAACCATTTTATGAGTTCGATGTTCTTGTAGAAGAAAAAAATAATAAGAGCCCTAGCACAATGTTCATCCAAGGCCCTTACTTAATGGCTGAACAAAAAAATAAAAACGGAAGGATATACTCTTTATCTGAAATGGTAAATGAAGTAAATCGTTATTCCACTGAGATGATTAAAACAAATAGATCAGTAGGTGAGCTAAACCATCCAACATCAGTTGAAATTAATCCGGAAAGAGCATGCCATATAATAACTGAATTAAAGCAAAGTGGTAATATGTTTTTAGGTAAATCAAAGATTCTTAATACTCCTGTAGGCCAATTAGTAAAAACACTTATACAAGATGGCGTAAAATTGGGCGTTTCAAGTAGAGCATTAGGCAAATTAGAGGAGTCTGGTGATCATAAAACAGTATCTGATTTTAGATTTATTACATGCGATGTAGTTCACGATCCTTCTGTTGAGACTGCATTTGTAGATGGCATATATGAAGCCAAACAATATATTTTAAAGTGTGATGGTGTAGTATGTGAATTTGTTGAAAACACATATAAAGATTTAAAAAACGATTTATGTTCATTACCAAAACACAATAAAGATGAGCATATTAAAGAAAGTATTATTAATTTCATAAATTCTTTAAAAAAATGTTCATAAAATGTTAAATAATTAAAAGGATCGATAATTTATGCCTAAAAAACTTGATAGGTGTGTAAATAAAGTAAAAAAACAAGGTAAAGACGAGAGTTCAGCTTATGCAATATGTTCCTCATCCACGGGATATAGAAAGCAAAAGGGTGGAAAGTGGAAGAAAGAAAAAAAGAAAAGCATGAAAGAATCTGTACAACAACCAACAGATAAAACATATGTTACAAAATTTATTCAGCAAATTTGTGCTAAGGATTTTTCAAAAGCCGTTGATAGTCTACAATTGGCAGTTAATGAAAAAATTAAAACACGCATTAATAGTTTGACATCTAAAGAGGAGAAATAATAATGAGCAAATTCAAAGAAATCTTGAACAGCATTAATAATGATGTTCTAGCAGAAGAATCAAAGGGGGCTATTGCCGAGGCTTTTGATCAAGCAGTAAATGAAACAGTAAAGAGTAAAGTACAGTTAGAAGTTACAGAAGCTGTAGCACAGATTGATGAAGAGCATAGCAAGAAGCTTCAATCTCTTTTAGAAGCAATTGATGATGATCACAGTAAGAAACTTCAGAAGGTTGTTAAGAAGATTGATGAAGATCATACAGAGAAGCTCAAACAAGTTATTTCAAGATATGAGAAGATGATTAAAGAAGAAGCATCATCTTTCCGTAATCAGTTAGTTGATGAGATTTCAAATTACATTGACCTTTATATTGATAAGACTATTCCTGTAAAGCAGATTGCTGAAGCATCTGAAAATACACAGGCAAAGAATATTTTAAATGAAATGAAAAAGCTCCTTTCGATTGATGAAGAATTCATTACATCGAATATTAAGGAAGCTTTAGAAGAAGGTAGAGAGAAAATTAATACACTTCACAAAGAACTTAATGAGGCGGTAAAGACAAACGTCAAGATCAATCAGGAACTTAAGTCTGTTAAAGCAGATCTTATTCTTGAGCAGAAGACAAAGCATATGAACGACACTAAGAAGGCCTATGTCGCTAAGATGCTTGTTGACAAATCGCCTGAATATATAACTGAAAATTTCGATTATGTCGTTGAGATGTTTGAAAGGGCAGAAAATGACGAAGTTAAAGTCATTTCCGAAGAAGCAAAGAAGAATGTTGTTTCTAAGGACATCACTCCTCCTGCATCTGAATTAATAAATGAAAATATCGGTGAAGAAATTGTTACAAAGGAAACTTCCGGAGCTTCTTCGTACGTTTCTGAACTGAAACGGTTAGATTACAAGAAATAATAATGAATTTGCATGTCGCAATTCAAGAATACGTATAAGGAGATAAAATTATAATGAATCGTATTAATCCTGGTCCTAATTACATTAATAAGGACAAAGCCCGCCAGTTAGTTGAAAAGTGGGCGCCTGTATTAGATTATAAATCTGATAAAGTAGCAGAAATTGAAGATGAGCACACTCGTCTTAACACAGCCATGCTTATGGAAAACCAAGAGCAGTGGTGTATGGAACAGAACATAGCTGGTCCTGGTGGCGTATTTGGTAGCGCCGATTCTATGGGACATGGTGGAGATGTTGTTGGTAAGAATGATTTCTATGCCACAGGCGACTCACGTTTACCTAAGGTATTGATTCCTATGATTCGTAGGACATTCCCTGAGTTGATCACAAACGAAATCGTTGGTGTTCAGCCTATGAGTGGACCTGTTGGTCTTGCATTCGCACTTCGTTATCGTTATGATGGCACATCTCTTGGTGCTGATGGTAGCAAATGTGGTGACACAAATGGTTGCACAGGCCGTGATATGTCTAAGTTACAAAGCACTTCTATTGCTCCAACAGGAAATAAAGAAGTTGGTTGGAACTATCTTGATACTCGTTTCACAGGTTCTAGCGCAGCGCAGCTTTCAGGTCTTGGTCTTTCTGGATCAAACTTTGATATGCTTGGCGAAGATCAGGGTGTAGCAGAACTTCTTGCTAATTATGAATTAACAAGCAACATTCCTCAGATGACAATCGAATTCGAGAAGACAGCTGTTGAAGCTGGTACTCGTAGGTTAGCAGCTAAGTGGTCAGTAGAACTTGAACAAGATATCAAGAACATGAACGGTATTGATATTGATGCTGAATTAACAAACGCGATGAGCTATGAAATTCAGGCTGAGATTGACCGTGAAATGATCATGAGAATGGTTCAGGTTGCTCTTAACGCAGGCAAAGACACAGGTTATTCAATCTGGTCCGCAGCTTCTGCTGATGCACGTTGGATTGGTGAGCGCTCACGTGACTTCTATGCTAAGATTATCGTAGAAGCAAACCGTATCGCTATCCGTAACCGTCGTGGTGCAGCAAACTTCATCATCGCAACTCCTAGAGTTTGCGCAATGCTTGAAATGCTCCCAGAATTCAAGTTGATGCCTATAACTGGTAATGTTAATACACAGCCAGTTGGTATCGCTAAGGTTGGTAGCGTTGGTGGTAGATTCACACTCTATCGTGACACACGTACCGAAGCTCAGGGTCCTTACAGTGGCCGTAAAACTCGTACAAAAGCTCTTGAGTATGCTCTGTTAGGT